TCCGGCTTCTTCCAGTGGTACGTGATTTTCTCCTTCTCCCGATACATCTCCACGCGGCGACGGTATGCCAGCAACTCAAGGACTCTGGTTCGTATGTTGCGCATATCCACGCCGTTAAGCTCAATACCATCACGGCGCATCACCTCAGCAACAACACGCGCATAATTTTCAGCGGTCACGCTGTCCGGTTGCGTGCCCTGTTCGTCATGCTGCTGGCTGATTCCGGTAACGCGGCGGATTAATCGCAGTAGTTCGGCTTCTGTCATTGTGCCCCCATCGTTCTGATAGCCTGGTGTCGTCGGGTCCTTCCTGGAATTATGGCCCGTTACGGGGCGGCGACCTCGCGCGTTTTCACTATTTATGAAAATTTTTCGGGATCCATGTCCGGTTTCTCTGCAAGTTAACCATATGAAAAATATAAAAACATGCTTTCCATGAACCGGACATGCGCAAAAAACAGACACTAAAACCGGACATCGAACCAGTTAACCGAAAGTGTGCACAAATCACATGCATTGCTGCGAGTGATTAACAAGTTATCGGCTTTACTGTTCTGTATCGGCTGATTGCTCCATGCTGGCACGGCGAACGCTTACGGCATGACGCCACCCAGCCAGAAAGCCAGCCATTTTATTTCGTGCCTTGCTCACATCTTCCGGTGAATATCCGTAAATCTGCAAACCTTCATCAAATCGATGTTCTGTTTCTTCACTGGAGTACTCGTCACGCTCAGATGAAAGCAGCCTGGCAAACATAATTTTTTCCAGCGCACTGGTTTCTACGTGATATCCAATGGCCTCAAGATGGCTTTTACCTGAAGACCAAAGCAATGTATGCCCGATGTGATAACCGCCGGACTTTCCGCGATCCGCATTAAGATACGGCATCCCCTGTTTGGTCCATGCGCGAATAGTGGTTCTGTTAACCTTGAAATGTTCAGCTATTTCCTGCTGACTTACAAAACAAGCTTTATCAATCATAATGTTACCTTAACTACATGGTTAAATATTAATCAAGTGGTGGTGGTGTCACCTTCACGGAAAAACGTCATAAATAGCGAAAAACCGCGAGGTCGCCGCCCCGTAACGGGTCCATATGCCGGAAAGGACCCGTAAAAAAAGCCGGATTTCTCCGGCCTTGTCTCAGATGGTTTTCAGTATGCGCTCGATGTCGCCATCATCGCCCGGGTTTCTGCCGTCGTATGCCATGCCAGCTGAAACGGCTTGCGGGCTGTGCATGTCCATAAAGTTTTCAAAGGCTGCGGTAAGCTCCGGCGCAACCTTCTGGCGTTCCTGCTCTATGGTCATGCTAAGGATGCTTTTAGCCGTACCAACATCGATACAAGGCACGTTTGCCATTGCACGTAACAGCGGCTGATAGTCGTTATGCTCATGAAGCGCCATAATCGCATCAGCGCGCGGCTTGTCCTGCTCTTCCAGTTTGTTGAGTTGATATACGGCCTCGTAGGTTGATAAACCTCTGTCAGCCATTGCTCGCGCTTCGGCTTTAAATTTACTCGCCAGCGGTAGCGTCATGATGCTTTCATTCGTTGCCATCGTTCCCCCTGCTTATCGGGCCAGCGGCTGAACGGATACGCCAGAACCCGCAAAGGCGGCGCATTTTTTCGCATCGGTGTCGACGCTCTCGGGCCAGTTCACGGCGGCGATATTAAAGATCCCCGTCTTGTAGCACTGTGCTGATTTCTGCTTTGACGTGTCCACGGGGTACGAAGTCAGATAAACAGCCTTTCCGGACGCCTGACCATCCCACGGCTTAAACTCGCCATTGTCCGCCAGCATCAGCGGGGTAAATTCCTGAATGACGCCAGCATCAGCGGCAAAATGTACCAGCGTCGTGGATACCTGCTGACTGCCTGCAAATAACTCAATGTATGGAGTGTTCATAGAATCCCCCGTTAACCAATTTTGACGGTAACAAATTTGCGAATGTCTGCCGGCACCGGCTGCGGTGCGCTGTGCGTCTGCACGTACTCAATCGCCGGATCGCCGTCCTCAATCCAGTTTTTCGGGTAGTACATGTTTTGCGTTGCGCCCGTTCTTACCGCTTCCTGATCCATAATCGCACCATAAGCAACCAGCCCTTTATTGTTGGTGTTGCCCAAGACCAGCAAATCAGGCTCAAGGAAATGTTTTTCGGTGCCGTCGCTGTCGGCGTATTTGCCGGAATAGACGATAAGGGCAATATCGCCCAGATAGCCTTTAAAGCTCACCACTTCGCCCAGGTTTTTACAGGCCAGCTCTGCGGCGGACTCTGAACCACGGGAAAGATCGTACAGCTCACGGAATTTTTTAAAGCTGCGTAACGTTCGCCATACCTCAGCGCCCATAATCATGACGTTTGCGGGGCAACCAGCCTGATCGGCGTATAGTTCGATATCATAGATTGGATCGTGGGTTTCTTTGTCCTGCTCTGACCATTTTTTCCCGTCGGCCTGCTCTATGATGTTTTTTTCCGGTATCTTCCAGTCGATTTCATAGCGCTCTATGCCTTCGCCCTCAATGATGTTTTTTCCGGTCGTTACCGCATTTACCGCCAGCCATTCAACACGCGCTTTAATAGCGTTTACCTGGCGGCGCATGTTGCCAGTAATCAGGCGCATACGGCGATAGGTTGGGTCGTTAAGCTGTGCCGGATCTTCTCCAGCCATGCGCATGATGGTTTTTGTTGGATCGATTTCGTGCTTTGGCTTCATGTAGCCAGGTTTAATCGTGCTGGTTTCGTACCCTTTATCGCGCTGTACCTGGCTACCAACCATAGGCGAGCAAAACGCTGACATAGTGACTTCTTCGGTGTCCAGGTTATCCAGCATGATGTTTTGGGTGTTGAATGTCGCTACTTTCGGGAAAAACAGCGTGGTAAACAGCGGACTAAATTTAAATTCCGCAATATCCCCGCGATTCAGGTACGCAAAAAGCTGGTTAGTGTTAAGTGCCGTTGCTTTGCCTGCCATTATTCACCCCCATAATTTTTATGCATCCCAAGCGCCGCAAGTAAATAAGAGCGCACAAGTGAACCTATCGACGGCTCCGGCGTCATCAGCGGATCCAGTCCAGCCGCTACGCCAGCCTCATAGTTTTTTTTGTGGCGCTGCTTGAGCACCTCCACGATTTCGGGGCTTATGTACACCGAAACACCGCCTTTTTTCTCTTCTGCCATAGTCAGAAATTCCTCTTTGACTTAAAAAATCACAACTGGATGTTCATCCAGTTATGATTATAATCATGATTGCATTTTGCGCAATAAAATTGAGTTGTGTTGCAAATTATGAAATGATTTACAGCAACAGTAGTCACCATGCTGTTAACCTCGTAAGCAAAAGCCCGATAAGCTTCCTCCTGTACTTATCGGGCTTTTTTTGGGTACAAAAAGCCGGATTTTCTCCGGCCTGTGCGTTCAGAACGGAATATCATCACCGTAGGGGTCATCGTCTCCCGCTGGTGGCTGATTACCCTGTGCGCCTGTGGTTTTGCGTCTGTTCCCGCCAGGACGTGCCGCACGGGCACTGATTACGCTGTCTGCAATAACCTGATAACCCTGCCGCGTTTCCCCGTTCTGTCCGGTCCACTGGCTTATCTGCATCACGCCAGATATGCTGGCAACGTCGCCTTTTTGATGTTTAGCCAGGAAGTCGGCCTGCTTACCAAATGCCATCACCGATAGCCATAACGTAGCCGTTCCGTCATCTGCCTGGCTGCACGGAAGGGGGACCGCCATACGCGCCAGCGTCATCGGTGTGCCCTTGCTGGTCTGTTTTACCTGCGGGTCGTCCACCAGCCGCCCGTAAGCGGCTATCTGTGCTGTCATGATTCCACCTCTCCGGTTTTAACGTTGATGGTTGTTACCTGTTCCGCTTCGGCAATCTCCCGTTCTGTCAGCGTGGCAAAGTTTGCCGCCGCTGTGGTCATGAATGCGCTTATCAGGTCGGGATGTTCCTTCGCGTATCCTTCCCGCGTGTGGCGGTCTATCGTTCTGATTGCCACCTTTAAGGTATGCTCAGTCATGTCTAACGCTTTATATTTTGGCTCTGTTCTGTCTCTGCGAATTTTGGTCATTTGTCGCCCCTGATTCATGTTTTCGGCTGGCATGTTTGTTAAGTGATTTTGATGTATGCGCATTTATTTTCACCCCCTCGTTTAAAAAGTTTTTAGTTGTGCCTCCCCCCCTCTACCCATCTACCCGAATGCTCATCATGTCAGTAATGGCGCGGCTTTCAGCGGGTAGATAGCTTTTTGGGCTCCTCTACCTGCCGTCTACCCTGCTACCTGAAACTGATAAAATCAGGTAGAAGAGGTAGAGAGCTTTTATTAGCCTTCTACCTAGCCCTCTACCCACTTATCATGTTGAATAATATGCGTTTATTTCATTCAGGTAGATGGGGTAGAGGGCTTTTACAAAAAATTATAAAAACGCGTCGCAATCGTCTGTTGTAATTGCGTTGGTCTGCGTTACTCCCTTAACTTTTCGCGTAATATATTCATGCCCGTAAACTTTCGCCGCTGGCTTCATGGCCTTGCTGAACTCAGCCACGTTTAGCGGTTTGCTCCTGCCTGCGTATGCCATAAACGCCAGATAGACGCGGTAAAGGCTGTTCCTGGTCGTGTACTTCACTGAATCGCCACCGCCGCCCATCATCAGGCCGCGTGCTTCCTCCAGAAAATTCAGGAACTGGCAAAACTCAATAACCGGATCCGTCTGTTGCTTTATTGCCAGAGCTTCATCACCGTCACGCTGTTCCAGTAGTAAAGCCCGTGCCTTCTCAGGGTCGGTAAAGTTCGCCAGCAATCGGCGGATAATGACAGGGATTTCAGCCGCAATCTTTTCCGGTAGCTCCCTGTCTTTTTCGGCCTCACTGACGATATTGTCGAAACGGAAAATTACGCGACGACGTGACACACCTCCGGCCCGTTCGGTGAATATCATCGGGTTATTGTTGGTAGCCAGCACCACCGCCCTGATTACCGCCGTAAAACGCTTCTCATATTTCGGGTTAATTTCCACGGGGTCGCCGCCCGTGATTTTCTTGATGCCCGTTCCTTCGCCTGTATATTTCGGCTGGTCAGCCAGGACGATAAGACGACTCCCGACAACCTGCGCACGTCCACCAGCATCATCAAGCGATGTCATTTCAGCGCTTACCGTGTTCTGTTTCCCTGCCAGAAGGCTGGCTATGTGTGTGAATGTACTTTTACCGCTCCCGCCGTCTCCGGTGGCCTCAATAAACATCTGCCAGTCGTACCGGTTCGCCATAATCATGTACAGCGCGGCACATATACGCATCATCTTGCGCGGGTCTTTTCCGGCTGCGTGCTCAAGCCATTTATGAAAGTTTGGCGCGTTGTCGCGGATATTCTCCCCTGGTGCTGGTGGCGTGTACTCAATGCCGTTGTGCGTGGTGATCCAGTTCTCCGGCGTGTGCGGGGAAAATTCCCCCGTTTTCAGGTCAAGCGCACCATTGGCGAACGGCAGCAAATCGCCGGACGGCTCGCCCATTGGTTCGGCAATAACTTTTAACGCTTCCACGGCGTTATTGATTACGCGCTTGCTGAAAGTGGCCCTGTGCTCTGAATAGATCGCCACCATTTCGCGGCTAAGTTCCATTGTGCTGACCGGACACCATACCCCGCCGCGCCATACGTGAACGATTTCACTTTCCGGATGCACACAAACGCCATCAAATCGACCAGCAAGCATCTGTGCGCGCTCACTGTCTGCCATTTGTGCCAGTTGCGTATTTTTCTGCTCCGGCATGGTAAGCCCTGCGGCAATATTTTCACGCTCAGCATTCAGATAGCGCCGCCAGTTTTCACACTTCTGGACGTGCATTCCTTCGTGGTAAAAATTTGCGTCCTGAATATCTGCCGCCGCCAGCTTCTGACCAATCTTTTTGGTCTCCACTAAATCTAGTTCTCCGGCCTGGTACAGCCTTACGCGCTTTTTCCCATCCGGAACAATTTTCAGCGCATCAAGTTCGGCAAGCTGCTTTGGCCCAAGCCACACAGGCGGCACATTATCGCCGGATGCGGGGCCATCCTGCTCCTGCCATTGTTTCGCGTGCGACCAGGCATCACTACCCGCAAAGATAATTACCTCTGTGTCTTTGTGTTTTATTCCGCGTGGCTGTTTTTTTACGTTCGGTGCCAGTTTCATTTTTTACCCCTGAATACGTTAATCATGGTTTTCAGCTTCTGGATGTTTGCCCGTGCCCTGGCGTTGCTGGTGGGCACGTTATGCGGCGCGGTCTGTACCAGAGAAAAATCACGCCGGAACTGATAAACAGGCATCACGCAATCATATTCGTAACCTTCACGGCGGTAAGTTACGCACCGTCCCGCCACGCCCTTAATCATTACCGTGCCGCCGTACTGGTCGCGGTAAATATCACCGCGCGTAAATTTAGGGTGAGTGTTGCCACTGGCAGTTAAGCCAGAATATTTAAGTTTCATTATTTTTATTCTCCGGTGTGGGGCGCGTTATTATTTTCGTGAATTGCCATCGCCTTATCCAGTTCATCAATTACAGGCGATAGTAATGTCTGAACGGCGGCAAGCATTAATGACGAAGATTCTTCTCCAGCTTCCGTTGCTTCAATTAATTTAATTAACAACGCATTCATTTCACGCGCTTTAATTAATGCGTTTTCAGAGTGGATTAATACTTCAAAAGGGATTTTATGCATCACAAATTTTCTCCCTTATTCTTTTAATGTCCTCATTAAGGATGTCTGTAACTTTTATCAGCGAGTTTTTGGCAATTATTTTTATTGTTTTAAGTTTTCTTTTGTCGTGCTCCGACTGTGATTTTCTCTCCATAATCTCCACCATGTGGGTAACATCAACGAGCGCACGTATCAGTATTTGCATTGCTTCTTCTGCTGCGTCCGGTGTGGTTTTATTGTGCATAAAGCATCCCCTGAATATTCGTGTTAATCATTCCGGCACGTTTTGTGATTTCCTGTAATGATTCCCTTGTGGCGACAATTGCTTCATCTGGTAAGTGGTAATTACACACCACGCGACCTTTATCCACATTGACCAGTAGCTGCCCTGTGAATTTCTCACGAAACTGAATGCGGTTAAGGTCAGTAAGTGACAGATTAATCATGGTGCACCTCCTGACGAATACGGGCGGCGAATACAGCAACACAACCGGACGGGCAACGGTTACGCGCTTCGCGTTCCGTCCAGGCGGTTACGTGGATGATTTGACGTTCTGACGCGCCAAAGGCAATAAAGCGCCAGATGTATTTATTCAGGTTGTGCGAGTCCCGCCCTTGCGGGTGT